GTAGGTTCTTTGCTTCACTTCTTTGTTCCGATCAACAATAGCTTCGTCAACAATATTTGATATTTCTTGATCTAACATACTAGAACGGGATCTCATCATCTGGGATGTCTGTGTTTGGATTAAGGTCGAGAATGCCATTGCTTTTATTTCCATTGACTGATTGAATAGCATCAATTATGGCAATTGCATCGTCCTGTGTCAAATGAAGTAATTGTTTGTCCCAACCTATTTTAGCAAATTGTTCGGACAGTGCTTTTAGTGTATTGTGTCTGTCCGCGATACCATGTTCTTCCATCTCTTTTCTCCTTCTTCCATTACTATAAAATCAAAATAGTGACAAACTCCTAAAAATTCAGCCACTATTACACCACCTAACAACTCATCATCTGTGTCTTTAATAGCTTCTTCGATATATGTGTCTATGTGATCTAATACATGATCTTTGTTATCTTCTAAAAATATAGGAATAACAATCTTACCCTCACGAATATATTGCACATTCTTTTTAGACTTCATGTTGAGTTGATAATCCACGTTAATTTTTGCCACTTTTTCCCTCTGCCCATAGTGCTGCATAACCTATTACATCTATTGGATTGTCCATGTTCTTTGGATTTTGAGAATCCCGAACAAGTTTCTGCACTATGCAAAGTTTATATATGTCATCATAAGTAAGTTCTGATTTAAGTTTGTGTCTCCACAAAACATTCATGATATTAGCTATTGATTCATGTGTATCTTTAGCATCTCCGTGTGTTCTTGCTCTGGGTCCGTTGATTAATTGTTCTGCTTTTTGTAAAGCTTCACTACGCTGCATTGTTGTCTCCTTCGTAATAATCTAAAATTCTGCCATCTATCTCTTGTTTATTCCACAAATAATTTAACCAACACGCTGCTTTGTATTTGCTAAAGCTAAGATCTAATTGACTTACAATTTTATTCTCTCTTGCCAAAGCATCTCTTTGTCTCTCTGTCATGGCTTGATTTAACCATCTTTTACCTTTCTTGGCGCCATCACTATCTTCTATTTGTCTCAAAAAATCATCAGCAGAGGCTAAAGCTTGTTCTTTAGTACCAACACCCACAACTCTAAGTTTGCCCTTTGTACGTTTAACTAAGGCTACAGAAACGTCATCTAAATGTGCCACTAACCCAAAACCATTAAATCCACTTGCCGACATACATTTGCCATTATTAAACAAATCAATCCATCTAAATGGTGACCTGTCTATAAGATCAATCTCTGTCATGTTAAATGTCTCAAGCAATTCTTTTGCCTGCATCTCAATTTCGTGACCACACATAGGACAGACACGAACACTTAATGGTATAAGGCACTTGCAGTTAGGACATACTTTCTCAGGAGCTGAACCTTGTTGCATTTTATCTTTGCCATCTAAATCAACACCCTCATCAAGTGATCCATGTGTCAACACACTTGTGCCAAAGTCTAATACGATACAATCTTTTTTAATTACATTTGGATGAACTTCAGGATCTATTGTTCGTAGTCCACGACCAATCATTTGCACCATTGTCGATTTGTATGAACATGGTCTTGTAAGCACAATACAACTGACAGGTGGTGCATCAAAACCCTCTGTCAATACTGCAACATTTACAACGACCTGAACATCTCCATGTTCCAAATTATGAAGTATTTGTTTTCTCTCTTCCGATGGAGTTTCACCTGTCACAATCTCAGCTCTGACTTGTGATCTTCTAAACTCATCACATAAATCTTGTGCATGAACGACTGTGCTACAGAATATAACTGTCTTTCTGTCTCCAGCTTTCTCTTGCCACTCCTCTACAATCTTCTCGTTAATGGCACGTTTGTTCATAATCTGCTCGACCTCACTCATGTCGAAGTCTGAAACTGTTTTACGAACATTTTGTAAGTCTTGTTGTACACCTACATCAACAACAAATGTTTTTGGTGGCACGAGAAATCCTTCTCGTATCAAGTTGCCTATCTCAATCTGATGTGAGCAGTTGTTAAAAATATCTTTCAAGCCTTTTCTGTCACCACGATTAGGTGTAGCCGTAAAGCCAACAATCTCTACAGACTCATTAGCTTCCTTAACTCTTTTAATAATTCTCATGTATGTGTCAGCTATAGCATGATGGCTTTCATCTATGACCATCATGTCTACTTTCGACATATTATCTAAATTGTTCGGTCTGGATAAGGTCTGCACCATGCTAAATACTGCACTACCATCCCAGTTCTTTTGTGAAGCATCAACTACACTCGTTGATATTTTTGGATTAACACGACTAAACTTGCTTGCATTCTGTCCTACAAGTTCATCTCTGTGTTGTAATACTAAAACTTTTTTACCTTTAGAATATCGTTTGCCGATCAGCGCCGATAACATAATAGTTTTACCAGCACCCGTTGGTGCAACGACAATAGTATTTTTATGCTTATCTAAAGCATCTGAAGCATCTTGTACTGCTATCTCTTGATATGGTCTAAGAATCATTCTTTAACTCTTTCACCTTATTTTTTAATCGTGTAATTTCATCAATAAACTTTTGTTTATCCCTTCGTCTTTGAGCGGCTGCTCTACAATTTGCATGACAATATTTTAAACCTTGTCTGCCTTGCTTCATTCGGATCACTAAAATTTTTTTAACTTTTTTGCATTGAGGGCATTTAAAATCAAAAGTTTTGGTTGCCTTAATATTTTTTATACGATCTTGTGCTTGTTTTATTTCTTTATCGTATTCTTTTCTTGCTTGTTCATAAGTTTTCATATTTCCCTCACTGGCTTAATGGTGGGTAGTTTTAGGGCACTCGTACTACCCAAACGAGTTGCAAGTAGACTAAGGTCAGTTAGCCCTTGCTATGCCTTTCACCACTATCCCTTTGCCCAATCAGGCACAGTAGCATTACCACCATTATTTACTGGTGGAGTGCTACCACCTTCAGGTGGTGAACTATTCGGTGTAATGCCATTAGGAATATATCCATCCATGCCAGGTGTCAAAACAACTGTAAGTATGTTTTTATCACCATATTGAGGATCATTTGATTTCTCAATACCTACCTTAACACAAACACTCATGCCATTTATTGAAGCAACTCCACCTTTTGCAGGATCAAGTTGTCTTACGGCTTGT